TATAGATGCAGATGCGGAGCACGTATGGACGTTAAATCAGTATCAAAATAGACTGTGCAACTTAGACTTCACAACGCAACAAATTGTAGATACTATGGGTAGCAGGACAAAGCATGCCATAAGTGTATGTAATTGTCTTATTAAAGAAGAGGTTGCACTAAAGGTGCCACCATACACCTTAGGTGTATGGTTAGGTGATGGTTGTAAAGGAAGGGGTGAGGTAGCATGTAGAGATGAAGAAATAATAGAACAAATACGCTTAGATGGTTTTGAGTGCACTAAAAATAACCATGACTGCTTTACGATATACGGTCTACACAACGGTTTAAATGCACTTGGAGTGCTTAATGACAAATTTATACCTGAGGAGTACCTAATGGCTTCATATGACCAAAGACTAGCATTACTACAAGGTCTTATGGACACTGACGGAAATGCTTCTAGTGATAGAGGTTACTGCAGCATATGCATGGTACAGAAGGATCTAATGAAACAAATAGAATTTTTAGTTAGATCATTAGGTATAAAAGTTACACTAACAGAAAGCACTGCTACATGCACAAATTCTAAAACAAAGTATACTTGTCCAAAGTACGTACTGAAGTGGTCATCAGAGTTGCATGCGTTTAGACTCCCTTATAAGTTGGCTAGGCAGAAAACAAAAGGATTAAGAGGCACCCAAAACTTACACTACATCAAGCGTATTGAAGAAATTGAATCAGTACCAGTACAGTGCATAAAGGTTGATTCACCTAACAATTTGTTTCTTGCGGGTGAAGCACTTATACCTACTCATAACTCCGTTGCACAGCTAATGGCTGCGCTACAGTTTGTAGATATCCCAGGGTACTCTGCAATATTATTTCGTAAGACCTATGCGGATCTCTCACTACCAGGCGCTTTGATTGATATCTCAAAAGACTGGCTAATGCCATTTGTAGATAGAAAAGAAGTGCGCTGGTCGGATAAAGATAAGCAGTATACCTTTGCTTCTGGGGCGACGCTTAACTTTGGGTACTTAGAGTCAGGAAATGACTGCTATAGATACCAGGGTGCTGAGTTCCAGTACATAGGCATGGATGAGGTAACGCACATTGACCCAGCTAACTACAGGTATTTGTTCTCCAGACTTAGAAAACCTTTATCGTTAGATGTACCGTTAAGGTTTAGAGCAACCGCCAATCCTGGTGGACAGTTTGGTGAGTATTACTACCAACGGTTCTTTGTTGAAGGGCCTGATAAAGGTAGAATATTCATAGGAGCCGGAATCGATGACAACCCATATTTGGATGCTGAGGCGTATAAGGAATCACTAGCAGAGCTAGACCCTATAGAGCGAGAGCAGCTACTAAATGGTAACTGGGAAATCAAAGCTTCAGGTGATATGTTCAGCAGGCATTGGTTCACTATTGTACCAGCAACTGATATCCCAACAGCAGCACGGCGAGTCAGATATTGGGATATGGCTTGTACAGACCCATCTAAACGTAAAGGTAAAAATAAGCGAGACCCTGACTGGACTGTAGGGTTAAAGCTGGCACACTATCAGGGATTATACTGGATTGAAGATATCGTGCGTGTGCAAAAGATGCCTCATGATCTTGAAATGATTATACGCGGTACAGCTGAGGCTGATGGTCATAGTGTAGCTGTTAGAATGGAGCGTGAACCTGGCTCGTCTGGCGAGATAACAATCGACCACTACATGCGAAATGTTTTAAGAGGCTACGACTTCCTTGGTGTAACGTCGTCCGGGTCAAAAGTTGAACGTGCCAGAACAGCATCTGCGGCCTCACAGGCGGGCAAAGTTTTTCTTTCACAGCGGTGTAGAAACATGCTACCATTTATGGATGAAGCAGACGTATTTCCATACGGTCATAAAGATGATACGATTGATGGTTTCTCTGGTGCGTTCAACTATTTCAGAGGCGCTGCACTTACTAGAGTGCCATCTGGTGTAGGCAAAACAGGTGGTTCATACTGGAATAAGTTTAGGAGGTAATAAATGAATAAGAGCAGAACGCCTGTAAACCTAAAACAACTAGGTGTCACAGGGTTAAGGCGGCAAGGGCCTTACATATATGAAGAGTTCTTGCCAGAGCTACGCTGGCCTAAAGCTGGTAAGATCTACCAAGAGATGAGTGATAATGACCCAGTCATTGGAGCTACATTGTACTTGGCAGAGATGCTCATAAGAGGTGTTGAGTGGAAAGTAGAGCCAGCAACTACTGGATCAGAAGATACAGCGGCTGCTGACTTTCTGAAAGAGTGCATGAATGACATGGAAATGTCATGGGCAAACGTTATATCTGAGATACTGTCTATATTGACGTATGGATTTAGCTTCCATGAAGTAGTCTATAAGATAAGACGTGGACCAAAAGAAAAGAATCCTAAGTACAAGAGTAAGTACACTGATGGTAAGTTTGGGTGGAGAAGAATGCCTATACGTGCGCAAACATCACTGTATGAATGGACCTTTAATGAAGAAGGTGATGTTGTAGCTTTTGTACAACAGTGCGAACCGCTCTATGAGTTGATAAGCATACCAATGTCAAAAGGCCTGCTATTCCGTACAAGAGTCAGCAAAGATAATCCAGAGGGTAAATCGCTGCTTAGAAATGCATATAGACCATGGTTCTTCAAGAAGCACTTTGAAGAAATTGAGGGTATAGGCATTGAGCGTGACTTAGCTGGTTTCCCAGTTTTGCAAGCCCCTGAGAATCTAGACTTGTGGAATGACGATGACCCTAAGATGACAGCACTACGAGTACAGGCTGAAAAGCTTGTAGCTTCAGTAAGACGAGACAGTGAAGAGGGTATTTTATTACCCGCTGGCTGGGACCTTAAGTTATTAACGTCAGGTTCATCAAGACAAATTGATATTGGGTCTACTATTGAACGGTACGATAACAGAATAGCTATTACAATGCTGTCTGATATTATCCTAATAGGTAGTTCAAACTCAGGGTCATTTGCACTTGCTGAATCAAAACAGTCATTATTAGGTGCTGCATTACAAGCACAGTTAGCAAATATTGCTGACATATTTAACACTAAAGCAGTACCAGACCTCTTCGATTGCAACGGATATGACTTAACAGATTACCCAAAAATTGTACCTGGGCAAATACAGACTCCATCACTTAAAGAAGTAGCGCTTATAATGCGTGCTATGGGTCTAGATATTTCTAAGGATATGGAGTTGCAAAACTACATACGACATATTATGGGTATGCCTGACTTATCACAAGATGAGTTTGACGAGATCTACAATGTGCAGTCAGAACCTGACGTTCCTGAAGCTCCTAAAGAAGAGGATCCAAATACAGAAGCTCCTAAAGAAGAGGATCCAAATACAGAAGCTCCTAATAAAGATACAGCAGAAAAAGACTTAGAGCAGAATGACCAGAACTATACTGGTGGAGGTGAGAATTAATGGGTTTACAAGTTGACAGAACAAGTGTATGTGTAGATAACTCAACATCTGTGTATTTAGATGATGGTACGTCTGTATACGCATCTAGCTCACAATCAGAAACAGTTGAGGTGTGCACACCAATAGACGAGGCGGCACTTAATTTCTATGTTGCTAAGTCAAATGATGACCAAGGTCTTGTAAGTGGGTGGGCCAATGTAGCAAAGAATGCTGATGGTAGCATACCACTTGATTGGCAAGATGATGTCATAGAGCCTGAGGAGCTTGAAAAGGCTGCAATAAACTTTATGATGGATTATAGAGCCAGCGGTGTACAGCATGAGGGTGACTCAAAAGGCGTCGTCGTAGAGTCTATGATGTTCACTAAAGCAAAACAAGAAGCAATCGGTATACCAGAAGGCTGCGTGCCAGAGGGTTGGTTCATAACAGTTAAAGTGCTTGATCCTGAAGTATTTGCAAAAGTTAAAGATGGTGCACTACGTATGTTCTCTATACAAGGCAGATCAAAACGTATTAAGCAATAACTGATATACTTTGAGTCCAAATAGCGTATAATATAAATAGAGGGGGTGAGTAAATGTCGTACTTGCTTAAAGACTTGGTCCTAGACAGGGTTGACCTGGTGGACGAGGGGGCAAACTCAGAAGCCTCCATTGAACTTTATAAAAGAAAGGAGTATACAATGAAATTTGAAGAAATACTCAGCAAAATGAAACCTGAACATGCTGAAGTTATTCAAGCAGAAATTGCAAAATCAACTGGTGTCGAAGAATACACCGAGAAAATAGATTCGCTTACTGCTGAGTTAACTAAAGCTAAGGAAGACTTAGCTGCTGCTGAAGCAGATAAGAAAGCTACTGACGATGAAGAGGCAGAAGGTTGCGAAAAGAAAGGCGGCTTTGATGAAGAGGAAACTCTTAAAAGTATGCCAGCTGAAGTTAGAGAATATGTGACAAAAATGCGTATTCAAAAAGAAACAGCTGAAGCTGAGCTTATCAAAGCAAGAGAATCTGAAAAGAACTCTGAAGCTATCGCTAAAGCTGCAGAGCTTAAATCTTTACCGATTGAAGCCAGCAAATTAGTAGATGTACTGAAAAGATGCGACAGCGAAATGGTAGATGTTTTAACAGCTATCAATACAGCTATTGATTCAACAGTACTAAAAGAAGTTGGTGGAACTTCCATCGCTAAGTCTACTGATGCATGGGCTAAAATTGAAAAGAAAGCTCAAGAGATTGCTGATCGTGACTCAATCACAGTAGCTAAAGCTACAAGCGCAGTAATCAAAGAAAACCCAGAACTTTACAAAGAATATTTAGAAGGAGGCGCTAACTAATGAATGCATTTGAAATCCCAGGCTTAAGATTTAGCCTACCTGCCGGTGGTGCAGTAGCAAGATATAGATTTGTAGATGTTAACTCTTCTGGTAATGGAGTAGCTGCCACAGCTGCTGGAAAAGCCGTTGGAGTGTCTATGAATCAGGTAGCATCTGGTCAAGTATTAGAAGTTGCTGATGGTATTGTTATTGTTGAGGCTTCTGCCGCAATCGCAGCTGGCGCTAAAGTTTGTGCTGCTACCGATGGTAAAGCTGCAACAGTTGCTGCATCAGAAGTGGTACTTGGTATTGCGTTAACCTCTGCATCCGGTGCCGGAATGCACGTAACCGTAAAATTAGCTTAAACGAAAGGAGATATGAATAATGCCTACTATGCAAACTGCTCATATTGATAGAGCACTAACCAACATTTCTGTAGCGTACATGCAAGACGCTTCAGCATTTATTGCTGATAAAGTATTCCCAATTATTCCTGTAAAACGTCAATCAGATGTTTTCTACATCTATGATAAAGGCGACTTTATGAGAGATGAAGCTCAATTACGTGGAGCGTCAACTGAATCAGCTGGCGGCGACTACGGGGTTGAAGCATCAGATCCATACTACTGCCGTAAACATGCTTTCCATAAAGATGTAACTCCGGAGGAAAGAGCAAACTACGACGAACCACTTGATGCTGATACTGATGCTACAGACTTTGTAACTCAGAAGATGCTTATCAGACGTGAGATGGACTGGGCAACTAAGTTCTTCAAAACTGGCGTGTGGGGACGTGAGATTGCTGGTGTTGCTGCTACTCCTATTGCAGATCAAGCAATTACTTGGGACCTGGCTACATCTGACCCAATTAAAGATATCACCGATGCTGGTGTTGTTATGGCATCTCAAACAGGTTACAAACCAAACACTTTGGTATTGTCTCCATTTGCCTTCACAGCTCTTAAGAATCATTTTGACATCCTTGACAGAATCAAGTACACCCAAAAGGGTATTGTTACAACCGACCTGTTAGCAACACTGTTCGAAGTTGAACGAGTATTTGTAGCTTGGTCAGTAGTTAACTCTGCTACTCGCGGTGACGCTGACAACGTTGGATTCATTATGGGCAAGAATGCTTTACTGTGCTACAGTAATCCACGACCTGCTCTTAAGAAACCATCAGCTGGTTACATCTTCGCTTGGTCCGGTCTTGAAGGTTCTGGCGGATACGGAAACCGTATTGTACGATTACCACTGGATATTCTCGGTCTTGGCGTTGAACGTATTGAAGGTGAAATCGCGTTTGATACCAAGAAAATCTGTGGAGATCTCGGCGTGTTCTTTAAGGACATTGTATCCTAATGTATGTAGTTAAGCGTCCCTTTCGGGACGCTTCTGGTATGTTTACCGCTGGTACCATTGTTAATCCAGAGGTAGTAAAAGGTTTCAGATACAGGGTTCGCGAGAGCCATTTAGTTGAAGTTACCGAGAAGAACTTCGATGAGTATGCTGATTACTTTTTACAAAAGTACGGTGTTATTCTTGGCAAAGAAGGAGAGACTGAAGAGGTGCCTGAAGCTGTTGAAGAAACAGTAGAGGTTGTCACTGAAGAGCCTATCACTGAAGCTGCTAAGGAAGTACATACACAAGCTGCTAAGGTTGTAGCTAAAGCAGTAGCAAAATAGGAGGTGTAATATGAGTTGGTCATATTCAGGAAACCCAGCAGATAGTGAGCGAGATGAGTGTAGATTCCTAATAGGAGACACCATTGAAGATGAACCTATCATGCAGGATGAAGAAATAGACTATCTTATAGGCGCACACGGTACTGATAGAAATCAACTATTGTACCAACTATTTAGCAGGGCAGCTACATTGTTTGCCAGAGACATTAAAAGAAGCTTAGGACCTCAATCAGAGGATCCGACTGAAAGACTCAAATACTTCAGAGATACAGCCGCACAGTACAAAGCAATGACAGCAAGTAATGGCTTATCTTTACCAACATATGCATATCCAAAGGTATTTAGAAAGGGTATGCAAAATAATCCACCTTATCCACCGCTGGATGATGGTAATGCTTAAAAGCATAAAGAAGTGGCTTGATCTACCAGTGCAAATAAAACCATTCTTAAAAAGAGATGGTACAGGCGATAAAGAGTATGGTGCAACTATAAATACCTTCTGCTATGCAGAAGGTAAAGTTGTAGTTGTAACCGATAACGCCGGTGCTGAATCTATCTCTACAAAACAACTTTATTTAGACGGCATTGAGACTGTTACTGAGTTAGATACCATTATATTTGAAGGTAGAGAGAAAGACATAAAGAGTGTTGGCACTTTTTATAGAAACGGTAAAGCGGATATAAAGGTGGTGTATCTGTAATGCGAGGTACGTTCAACATTGAGTTTGATAAGAAAAGCCTAAAAGACTTTGAAGCACACTGCGAAGCGGCTATAAGAAACGTACACAATGGTTCAAAAAAAGCTACTATTGAAGCGTGTGAAGAGATCATGCGTAACAGTAAAGAGCAAGTGCCTACTGAAACATCAACGCTGCTTATGAGTGCTTTTTATGAAGTTAGGCGGCGAAGTGATGTTAAAGGCTATAGCTACGAGGGAATAATGGGGTATGGTGGTAACGGCGACCCAGTTAATCCTAAGACTGGTTTAACAGCTTCTGAATACATGGTAGCTGTTCATGAGAATATGACAGCGGTGCATCCTAACGGTAAAGCTAAGTTCTTAGAAGATCCTGTTAGGGAATATGCTGCCAATAACTTCGAGCGTACAGTATTTAAAAACATGAAAGAATCATTAGCTGACATGTCAGATTAGGAGGTTAACATGGGAAATCCATTATTGTTAGATATCGTTGAGTACCTTGTAGGTAACTTCATTGTACAAGAAGATGGTGTAGATATCTTTAGGGACTTTACACCAGAATCTCCAGACACACTAATAGCTCTACATGAGTATAAGGGTGACCCTGGTGTGCAACATGAGAGTGCAGTTAATAGATCTGTACAAATACTATCACGTTCTAAATCAGCCAACGAAGCACGGCAACGTGCGTTAACTATACACGACTTATTCATATCAGAAAACCTTATAGTGAACTTTACCACTAGTAGATGGGGTCAAGTGCATATTAGACAGTCACCGTTTAAAATAGGTATAGATGGTAATGGAAGAACAACGTATGGTTTTAATGTTGGTATAACTACAACTACCGAATAGGAGGAAACAACATGGCTACAAGAATTGGTTGTGACAACTTAGTATACGCTGAGATGACAACTGAAGAAACTAAAACCACACCACCTGTATATGGAGAAATTAAAGAAGCGCCAGGTGTAATGTCATTCAACATTAATCCTAACTCTTCTCAAGAAACACTGTTCTATGATGATGGTCCTGGTGAAGTTGCTTCAACACTTGGAAAGATTGAAGTTGAAATTCAGAAGAATGAATTAACTACTCAGAATAAATCTGATATGCTTGGACACGCTATTGACTCTAAAGGAGGCTTAGTGTTTGGGGATTCAGATATTCCACCTTGGATGGCTGTTGGTTTTAGATCACTGAAGTCCAACGGTAACTACCGTTATGTGTGGTTATTCAAAGGTAAGTTCAATGACCCTGAAGACAACAATGAAACAAAGGGTGATGGTATCAACTTCCAGACAGATACCGTTAATGGTCAGTTTGTAAAACTTGGCTATGAAATCACCATTGCTGGAAAAGCACGTAGACCTTGGAAGTACGAAATTGATGGCGATAATGCTAGTGCAGATGCTGCCACTATTTCTTCTTGGTTTGATTCAGTTAAACTACCATCGTAAGGAGGTACTAGATGAATGTTCTTAATTTAGTTAAAGCAGCAGATGGTACCATTATTTCAGCATCCATTGATGATAAGAATCTTGATGAATTTGTAAGAGTTCAGCAGACCTTAAACGGTGGAGAGTTACAAGCAACGCTAGTTGCAAACTTTGGTGAAATAGTAGTTACTGACCAGGTGCTTGTTAATGCTCCTGCTATCGTTCCAGTGTTTGGTGTTGGTTCTATCTCTGGCTCTACTATGGCAACTATTGCTCTAGCAGCTGGTGCTGGTAACCACTTCACTTATAAGGTTGTTGAAAGTGCTAATGCTACACCAGCAGTTGGTGTAGTTATTACAGGATCTACAACTTATGTACCAGGCAATGACATCACCGGTGTATCTACAGGCAAAATTGTGCTGTTATATGAACTAGATGCTAACAACAAAGTTGTTAAGTATGTAGCTCATACTTTAATAGCTGGTGACATCAAGGCGTAACAAAATTTTAATACCGTTGAGGAGGTATCTTAATGTCTAAGTTAAAAGACGCAAAATCGAAATCAGTAAAGATTACTCTAACAGACGGCGTTGAGCGTGAACTTCGGTTCACTCTCAATGCTATGGCTGAGCTAGAAGATAGATATGGCTCAGTAGACGAAGCTTTTGATAAGCTTGATAAAGGTAGCATCAAAGCAGTGCGATGCATCTTGTGGGCCGGGTTGATGCACACAGATGAAAACCTTACAGAAAAAGAAGTAGGCGGACTCATAGACCTAGCTTACATGGAAGAGATCATGAAAAGTGTAGGAGAAGCTTTCGAGACAGATATGCCTGATCCTGAAGTTAAACCATCAAATGTTGTAGCTATACAGCAGAGCACAACTGACCCAAACTAAAGGGGCCAGAACCATTCGAAGATGATGGATGGGATTGGCCTTACATACTTTATGCTGGGCGTGTGTGGTTGTTATATTCTGAAGAAGAGTTATGGAACCTAACGCCCAGAAAGTTTAAGAGTCAGATAGAAGTGCACATTGATATTCAACGTCAAATGAACGGGCAACCACCCACTCGAAAGGCTGCAAAACCTACACACTATATAGACCAGATTCCTGGTTGGTAATATGGAGGTATTACATGGCTAACTTTGCTGTACTAACAGCCGCGATGAATATGAACATTAAAAACTTTGCAGACGGCTTACGCGATGCTGCAAGGATGACAAGTAAGTTTGCATCAGACATCACTGGTAAACTTAACAACGGCTTGATTGAGCCAGCTAAGAAAGCAAAAGTAGAGTATAAAGACGTTGCCCGTATTGTACAAGGTATTTTAATCTCTAAAGTATTTTATAGTGGCTTAAGTGCCATAAGAAATGCAACAGACGTTGTATGGGAGTTCTCCAAAAGTTTAGAGTATGCTGAAATAGCCTACACAAACTTATTTGGTAGTGCTCAGTTAGCTGAAGAGTTCATAAACGTACTTGAAGACTTTGCAGCAAAAACACCATTTTCATTCAGTGACGCAGAAGCCGCATCTAAGCGGCTTTTAGCGTATGGAGTTGAATACAAGAATGTAATGTTCATGATGCAGGGCATAATGGCTGCATCAGCTATGCAGGGTAACCCAGAGATAATTGAAAGAGTCTCTCGTTCAATGGGTCAGATCTATACAAAAGGTCGACTAATGAATGAAGAGATGCGTCAGTTAGCTGAAGCTGGAATACCCGCTTACCAGATACTTAGAGAAGAACTTGGTCTAACACAAGAGCAGCTTCAGAATCTAGGTGATGAGGCTATACCTGCAAGTGTAGCAATTAATGCTTTAATAGAAGGTATGAACAAACGGTTTAGTGGTGTAGTTTCTGCATCAGCTATGACTATGGCAGGTCTTATAAGTAACATTAAAGATAATGCTCTTATGATGGCACAGGCAATAACCGCCCCTTTGTACGATGCTGTTAAAGAGGGTCTTGGTGTTATCTATGAGTTTATGGCAGAGGCTAGAATCATACTAGACACTAAGGGACTTGGTGGGCTGTTTGAGTTTGTAGTTCCTGAGAGTATGCAGGCAACAATGAGAGCTTTTATAGCCAACTTGATAAACCTGTATAATGCTGTTAAGCCATTAGTAGCTAGCATGTGGGAACTATCTAAAGCTGTAATGTATGGACTGATCCAAGCGTTTAACATTTTATCACCTGTTATTATTCCTATCATAATGGTGCTATCAAACCTTATGTATGCTATTGCATCTAATAAGTATGCTATGACTGCGTTGGCTGGCGTGTTAGTAGCTTGCGCAAGTGCTTGGTTCTTATTTAAAGTGCAGGCAGCTGGGGCGATGATCATAACAACTGTAGCGACAGCTATAAGGTTCTGCGCAAGTGCTGTATGGTTCTTGGCAACGGCTCTACTCGCGCACCCAATATTTACTATCTTAACGGCAATTGCTGCAGCACTGATATTTGTTGCAGTATCTTCTACTGAAGCTGGTAACGCCTTACAGTCTTTATTTTCTAAGCTAACTGCATTTGCTGGTGTAGACCCAGATAAACTTTTGTTGCCATCTCAAGAAGATAGAGCAGCAGACATTAATAAGTTTAATGAAGCTTTAAATGGTACGGCAGACTCAATGAGTGATTTAGCCACTGAGACTAACAAGGCTAACAAAAGTCTACTGTCATTTGATGAAGTATTTAAGCTGAATGATGTTGATGAAACAGGTGGCGCTGGTGAGATTGATACAGGCATTGATATACCTGAGATACCTGACATGACTGTGCCAGACTTTACAGATTACTCTACTAACTTTGTAGATGCTTTAGCCAATGCACTTAAAGACGCTTTTAATCTTAAGGGTTTTGGAGAACTACTTGCTAAGCTATTTTGGGATCCAATTAAACAAGCATTTGGTTTAGTAGATGCTCAGGGTTTAGCTGATGTTATAACAGCTACTTTTGGCGGTATACTGACAGGTTTAACAAAGTACATGGATGATATGTTTGGTAAGTTCCAATGGGGCAAGTTTAAGATACCTTGGGCTTCTATGATAGATGACGAAGGTAAGATATCACTTAAGGTAGGCTTTACAAGTCTGAAGGCAGCTATTAAAGAAGCTTTAGATCAACTTAAATGGCCTAAGTTTAGTATACCTTGGGCAGAGATAATTGATGATGGCGCAGAGGTTACACCTGCATTTAGTGGGCTAAAAAACATCGGTGCCAAGACTGCTGAGGCATTGAAAAAAGCTTTTTCTAAAGAGTCATTAAAAGGCTTCATAGATGACACAAAAGCTGTCTGGAAACTTATGATGAAAGAGATAGCTGAGGACGGCATCATTGGTGGCCTTAAGAACATAGGCAAGTCAATAGATGATGTTTTAAAGGCTGCTATCTTTGGATTAAGTAAAAATAGTGAAGGTCTTAAAGTTGGCCTTAAGTCATTCCTTAAGGGTTTCATAGTAGGTGCCATAGCTGACTTAACTGCTGGGTTCTTTGCAAATCTTTGGGTTGAAAAAATCAAAGAGATATTCAATCTAAAAGAAGAGGACTTAAAAAATGCCGGCATTGGTCAAACTATTGGTGGCATACTCGGTGGAATAATCGGAAGCTTCTTTGGTCCGTTAGGTTCCATTGTAGGTGTTGCCGTAGGTGACCTTGTAGGGTCTATACTAGGTGTGTTCTGGAATAGAGCCACTTCTGATGTATCTGCAATGTGGGGTAAATTCATGTCTTGGATGGGAAGTCAGTTAAACTTCAATGATGGCGAGGGGTTCTTTAAGAACTTCCTTGATTTCTTCATTGCTGGTATAGGTGCAACATTTGCACTAATTGCTGCTCCATTTATCCTAGCTTGGGAATATGTTGTAGGACCAATCCTAGATGCTATTGGAGCCCTCTTTGGAGTAAAAGTTACAGCAGTCTTAGGAGACTTCTTTAATGGTATTGGAGCAACACTAAGTAGCTGGGCACAAGCAGTTGGAACTGCAGTTAGTGGTGTATTTAATGGTATTGGTGGATTTGTTGGAAGTATTGGAACCGCAATTGGAAACTTTGTAGCTATAATCGTACAAGCTAAGACAAGTTTCGTAACCTTCTGTAATGATGTATGGGGCACGTTTAGTAACTTCATTGTAAATATAGCAAATGCTATTAGTGGAGGATTTAATGCTGCTGTAGGAGGGATCGCTGGATTCTTCACTACCATGTTCACCACAATTGGTACCACGTTGACAAATATCGGAACTTCTGTAAGTACTTTTGTCACGACAACATGGACTAGTATACTCACATTCATAACAGATGTAGTGACCGGAGTTACTGGATTTATTACAGGTCTATGGACAACAGTTACCACATTCTTTACGGATGTAGTAACAGGAGTAACAACTTTCATATTAACAATCTGGACCAGTATTACAACATTCTTTACCACCATCAGTACTGATATGGCAACATTCATCTTAGGAATCTGGACTTCTATCACCACGTTTATTCTAAATGTTGTAACCAGTATTGCAACCTTCTTACTTACTGTGTGGACGAACATCACCACCTTCGTACTGAATGTAATAACTAGTATAGCAACCTTCCTTGTGGGATTATGGACCAGTATTACAACTTTCTTACTAAACGCTGTAACAGGTGTAGCTACATTCCTAGTTACAGTATGGACTAGCATTACAGACTTCTTAATAAATGCAACTACAGGAGTGGCTAACTTCCTGATTGGAATCTGGACTACCATCACGAATTATTTAGGACAAATCCTAGGAAGTATTGGAGGGTGGATTAACGATACCTGGAATGCTTTTATGGGATGGTTTACTAGTGTCACTGGTGGATTTGATGGATGGGGAGCTGGGATACAGAATGCAGTCTCAGGTAGTCTAGGAGCTGTGATCGGAGTCATAGGAGGATGGGTTGGAGAAGCTTGGGGAACCTTTAGTGGGTTCTGGTCAGGAGTAGTGTCAGGCTTTGAAAGTTTTGGACAGGGTATCTATGATGCAATTGCAGGTTGGATTGGTAAGGCATTAGATGTAATTACTAATGTAGTTAATGCAGCTAAGAATGCAGCATCGTCTATAGGGTCCTTTGTTACTGGAGGAGCCACAGCAAGTTACTCAACTAGCTCCATGACGGGACATGCTAAAGGTGGCGTATTCAACAAAGAGCATGTTGCTAACTTTGCTGAAGGTAACAAAGCTGAAGCTATCATACCACTTGAGAATAACAGTGCAATGCAACCATTTGTCGACGCTGTGGCGAATGGCTTACTCTCAGTCTTAGGACCATTAGTAGCTAACACAGGCGGCGGACAAAGTCAAAACTTACAGCCATTGTATGTAGGAACATTAATTGCAGATGACAAAGGTCTTAAAGAGCTTAACCGTAAGATGCAAGTAATACAACTACAAGAAGATTCAAGAAGGGGTGAGTAACCATGGCTAACATGCTAATTAATGGTGTAGGTATTAAAAACCCAACCACCTTTAAAATTGAGAGATACAATGTCACCACAATGGAGCGTCTAGCTGACGCTTCCATGGCTGGTGACTTAATAGCAAAGAAGTTAAAGTTCTACTTTACCTATGATGCTATAACAGGCTACGACCTAGGCGTTATACTTGATGCTATCTGGAACACCAATAGTTTATTCTATGACCTAAGTTACTTAGAGAATGGTGAACGTAAAACAGCAACTGTATATTCAGGGTCAATACCAAGTGAGCTTCACTGGGCTGGCAATGGTCCTAACTGGGTATGGAAAGGTGTTTCATTCAATTTAATTGAAAGATAGGAGGTAACTATGACAAGACCATCAACACATGAAGATTACAATGCACCAAGTAGAAGCCTCCTATATAAACTTGAGATATACTTTGATGGCATAAGTAGTAGTCCGCTTGTAGTTACAAGAAGCAATTACTTAATGAACTGTTCAGGTCTTGATGAGGCTGGTGCAGAAGATTCAAATCCATTAGGTGCTATATCAGCTAATGAGATAGACTTCACATTGTTTAACAAAGATGCAATGTTCAATCCGGCTAATACAACAAGTCCTTACTACGGTAAGATGAAACTTAATGTTCCAGTCAAAGTATTTATGAAGCCTGACAAAAGTGATGTAGACTGGGATCCACTTGGATTATTCTATGTCACTAACTGGGCAGCACCAAGTGCTGGCACCACTGCTGATGTTACTGCTGCAGACATACTGCAGCAGGTATTCTTAAAACCAAAACCTAATATACCAGTAGAGCACAATAAAACGTTCAAAGAAATGTTTGAGCAAGTGTTCACCGCCCTAGGCTTCACAGCAATAGTAAGTGACCTTTTAACAGAGGAACTTAATTATACTTACGCTGACGATAAACCGAGGGCTTTGTTGCAGGAACTATTGAGGGCTGCTGTGGCGTACTGCACAACAGATGCCAGTGGTAACATTGTAGTTAAACCATTCAGAGGTAGCGGTGTCGCGGTGGCGACGCTAACAGATAGTGATCAGATAAATAGTTTAGAGGTTAAACAATCTATCTTGAAGACGTATGATGGTGTTGCATTAACGTATCATCTACATCAGTTATCTGATCAAGAGTCACTTATCGATATCAAGGGGCTGGCTATAGAACCAGGCGACACAGTGCTAGATGCTGTATCGTTTAGTAAGTCGCCAGTGAAAAGTATTGTAGGTATCCGCACCACCTCTACAGGTAACATGATAGCTATAAAAGGCTTTGAGTACAGCACTAATGACATCGTCATAACAACCACAAATAACGGCGCGCTTGTGGACTGCGACATAATGGTTAATGGTATAGCCGTTGAAACAACTCCTGTGCTACTTTCAGATGAATGTAGCAACCCATTAAAGATTGAGAATAAGTACATACAAACAGCGACATACGCCACCGCCTACAAAGAGATTCTAAAGAAGTTTGTAGATAACCCAATACCTACTTTGACACTTAAGGTACGTGGAAACCCTCGTATCAATGTTGGAGATAAAGTTATTATTGACAGTGCTAAGTACAAGTTAGTGTATACTGGCATCGTCCAAAGGCACACATATGAGTACTCAGGTGGTCTAACAAGTGAGTTAACACTACTAAATGCTCTGATATTGGAGGGATGATATGGCGTATGGACAAAGCATCCTATCCAATATCCCTGCTGACTGGGTTGTAACTAATGGAGAACTAACATCAAGCACCATGACGCTGCACGCCAACGGATCGGCCCTACTTAACGTAACTATTGATATGATAGATAAGTTGCCTGAGACAGCTGAAGTAACTGTTGTTGCAGGCGCGTACTCCATAAACAATAGAGTTGAAGTAATAGCTGTGTTACATGATAACACGTACGTTGCGCATACGCTACCCATTGTAGATGTTAGCAACGGTATCTACAAGACTATTATTGACTTTCCTGGTGAAGACTACAGCTCATTCGTATTTAAGATTAGCTCTAAAGAAGGCGTTGAGATTACCGAGTGGTCAATGGCTACACCAGTGTCAGCAGACTACACAGAAGTCATTGATGGTGTGAAACAGGAGATACCAAAGCTGCTTTGGGATTACAACACATTAGAATTTCAGATTGGTCAAGAAGAATGCACTGTTGGTATGATCTCAGCAAAGCTATCAAAGAATGGTGACTTACAGGGGCATCTTCAAATTAACTGTACTGCCTCGGAGGACTCAGTCATTGTTGTCAGAATATTTGACAATGAGATACAGGAGCTGTACTCTCCAATTGAGTTTGTAGTTAAGCGAGGCAGGAATTCATTAGGTATACCACATTCATATATTGGACGTAAGATAGGTATTCATAATTTCTTAGTTACCATGCAAGTTAAAACAGGCACAGTAACAGTGGAAACAAGAGGCTTCTTATATACAATTGATGGTGGGTACCTAGCACAAAGAATACTTGACGTTGGTTATGAAGTTCATGACATAACAATTAAACAACTTCCAACAGATATGGATCCATCTGAAATATATGCAGTGTGTATAGATGATGGTAAAGCATTAATTCGTAAAAGAGTGTACAATGAAGAAGTGGTGGTGGCATGGGTTCCAGAGTATATTATAGAAGACGCAGTAAAAGCTTGTATTGAATTTAGTGGCTTATGGATTCTAAGAGATGGTGAAATAGGCTTTACTCTTGAGACAGACGAACAACCATATGTCATGTGGATTGACACTACTGGAGTCTTGTGGAGTCAGCATGGCCCAGATGTTACTACCAAGTTTCAGATGGCGACAGGCGTAAGTTATATGTCTTGTTGCATGAGTTACAACTATGAGTCAGACATTCAGTATGACCAAGGACTGATGTGTGTTTACATTAAGGCTGGCATAGTGTATTATAAGAACCTATGCAGGCAAGATCTAATAGGTACTATGTTGTGGAGTGCTGAAAGAGAAATAATTTCGTTGGGCTCAGGAAATACATTAGTCAGTGTTGCTCGCCTAAACGATTATCGTTGTGCTATTAATACTATTAATAGCAAATCTCAGTGGTTAATAAGTGATAGGGGTTATGTAGGGCAAGCAGCAAGACCTGAGCACTTATATACAACGCTAAAAGACTTAGTTCTTGGTGTCGAGTATGCTAGCATCACTACTACTGAGGTAGATCTAATACCAGAATGTCTTAACATGAGTTCTTCAGTGGCAGCTAACCCAGTGGATATTCTTTGGTCAGGTACCAGTGTGCCAACTATAAGCAGCTTTAGTATTGTGGATAGCTATTGGGTTGCAGCTAAGCAATTCAAGCTGATTTGCAGTCATAAGATTATTCTTTATCCAGGTTACCTACATAACATTAAGGCGTATGCTTTGAATAATGCAGTAGAAATTATTGAGATTACAGGAAGTGGCTCTTATGAAGTTACTGTGACTATAGCTGAAAGTATACCTTCTTTGGCTGCATTAGATATTAGCATCGGCGGTGATATGTCTACTAAGTACTATGCCTTAGATAATTATAAAAAGACGATACCAGGGATGACATATTCTGTGCTTAGTTCAGTATTCCGCAAAACAGAAAGTTTAGCTATTACACAACAAGCAGCACAAATAAACCAAATAGCCTTTGCTACTATTAAAGAAACAGAAATGCCAACATTGTCTGATTCATTGTCTGTTACTTTAAGTAGCCCTACACTTAATACTTTGATTTTAACCCAGTATGGCACAACGCCAGTTTAAGGAGAAAAATATGAATTTGCCACTTGATTTGAATTGTACTATAAAAAATGAGTACCACTTGGAATTAATTGAAGAAAATACAGGAAAAATTAAGCAGGTAGTAGATTGCCATAATGTTGTATTGGATAATGTATATACTAACTTTGCGGGTGGGACTAACATGAGCATGTCCGGTATCTCCTTAGGTACTGGAAGTGTTACACCTTCAGCTGCAGACTTAACTGTTAGTAATATCGTATGGACAGGTAAGGCCTCAGGAACACTCACAAAAAACTATCCGAATGCTACTAAGACACTAACTGTAACAGTACCTGCACCAGAAGCTGTAGGGGATTTGACAAGATGTGGCGTAAATAATTCGGATATAAGGTACACCAATGAGGCAACCACGCACGCCCTATTTACAGACTCTGAGGGTAATCCAGTGGTTATTCACAAGACTGCTTTAGATGTTCTTAAAATAACTATTACCTTGTATTATACTTTTAGTCTAGCGCAAAATACTGAACCTAATATATTTCTTTGCGACAATGCAAATAATGCGGTATATAGAGCTTTCTTAGGAGAAGATAATCTCATTTATGGTAGCATTATTAACATACGCCTACTTTTGTATGAGGCAGACAAGTATACAAATACATCAGAGTGCCCGTCGCTGTCTGTTTATCCTGCGTATATGTCTGGTGGTGTGTGGCATTCCGGCGATAAGACTTACGCGTATTCTGCTGACAATGTATGGAATAATGGACTAGGTATGGATATTAAAGCTATAACGCTTACAAATATAGGCACATTCAACATTACCAGCGAACATTTTCCACCACAAGCTATAGGCAAATACCAGCTGGGGGTTGGAGATGGCACCAATAAAGAATTTCATATTAAAACACCTAGCGCCATAGCAGGCACTCAAAGTGTGTGGTTAAACAACGTACTACAAACAGAAGGTGTAGATTATACTTTTTATCCATATAATATGAAAGACTTTTATACCAATTACCATAGTGCAGATGGTAGTAAGGCGACGTATAACACAAAGACAACATCTAGTTCATCTAATTATAGTGGCTTAAGCTACCCCAAAAAACTGGAGCAATATAAAATTTCATTTATTTCAGACGTGTCTCCAATTGTTTATGACTTTACAAATCCAATTACAGTAAATTGCCTTTTTGCCCCACTTAATACAGTAACCTATTATGTTGGCGTTAAATTAGAGTATTCCACAAATGGCACAGATTGGGCCACATTCACTACAATCACCTCGGACATGAATAACCCTGCCGACCTTAATTATTGGCATGTACAAGACCCCATTACTGCTAGATATTGGCGGTTTATAGGCCCAGATAGCACCCAAAGGATTCAACCGGTAGACTCTACCTTATCTCCTTCTTGTTTTTTCGGGTACTACTCTCCAAGCGTTACATTCACTGTCCCCCCGAGTTCTGGCGCAATAATAGAGATAGACTACAGTATTAAATATCCGTTTAAAAACAATATGCACAGTGTTACTGTTAATGCAGGATTCACAGTAGGTAGATAGGAGGCGCCATGGCGTATGGAAATGATTTACTAATTCGTCTAAGGAGGTAATTATGGAATTAATATTCACAGAAGTCCCTTTAAGGACAGACAATAACATTGGCAACCAAGGGCATGAACCAGATAACACACTTGTAGATTACTACATCAAGAATCACCGAGTGGAGAACAGAAGCTGCGAACCACCACTTGATGTGTACACAGACCTACAATGGCAGAATGAGAAAAGACGCTTGACGTCTAAAGCTGTATCAAGAATGGGAATCAAAACATTTCCAGGTATCGGGGCGTATGGTTACTATCATACGCTTCACGAGAATAGGAACTTTGTAGTCATCCCAATTAACAAGAGAAAAGTTAAGTATACTCCACCAACCTTTACGGTCACTAAATCCAACAGACAATTGACATTTGCAATCGTACAGCCTGATGACGAAGACATCCAATATGAATGCTTCAGGATCGTCATCCGCAAAGGTTTTATAGCGACTGAGTACGTCACGTATGATCTGGCAGTTACAGTGATTGCACCTCCACCAGGTGACTACGAGATCACAGTGATGGGATATCTTGGTGTCGATAAGATAAGTGAAGATAGTGAGTTACTGGAAATAAACATCAGCGCCGCCGAGTCTAACTACCCAGATGGTATTGAGATGGTACCAACAGTAACGCAAGAAGCATTGGCACAGATTGCAAATTCAAAAGTCTTTACACAAAGCACACCAGCAACCACCTGGTACATCAACCACGGGCTTGGCTACAAGCCTGTATGTAATGTAACGGATGAAAATGATGTAACTATCCTGGCAACACCAAGGCATGTAGATATGAACAATATGGAGGTTACCTTCGCAGTTGCTTGTATCGGAAAGGTATACATGAAGTAATGCATAAGCTAAAAGATAACGTGCAGTTCCTAGGAACAATGCAGAACGCAGATGGCAAAAACGTAATGGTGGAGGGTGACACACAAACCCTCCCAGTTTATATGGATTGGGTAGATACTGGTACAGCTGGTGGTTTAGCCGTATATGATTCTGAGACAAAACAGAATATGGTAGGTCTTGTAGGTGGTTTAACTACACAGAGCTTATTTAGGGCAGAAGATCTAGCTACTGGTACCTTAACAAATCTAACACTTACAGTTGGTGTACTAAAATTGGCGGTGGTCTGACATGGCATATCTAATACCAACAAATACAACATCTAATAAGGAATCATTAGTTGAAGGTACCACCACCCACAACCCAACAAACTTGAATGACGAGAGCACCACTACACATTGGGTACCTACTGATATGGTGTTACCTTGTTATGTTACATTTGAATATTCTGAACTCAAGAAGGTTACACAAGTAGAAGTTAGGGCATCGTATTCAGGCTATGCTAATACAGTATTTGATATACTGATATCTTCAGATGGTTTGAGTTGGGTAGCTGCTAAAAGTAACTGCGTGATATCACTCACTGGTGATAGTTGGAATGTATACACAATTGATAACGTAGTAGGTAAGTACCTAAGAGTGTCAATGGTAACACCTGGTAGGCCAGAGTACTATCTTCTGTCTGATGTTAGAGTGACTGGTGTTTCAGCAGGTCCAGTATATAAAGCTTCTGGCAGTTACTTAAGCACTCCAATTGATATTACTAACAATCAAATTCTTACTTTAATTTGGGACCAGTCAACTCCAGCAGGTACCTCAGTGGCTATTAAAACCGCTACTGCTACAACTACGGCAGTACCAGTTGATGTAGCTTTTACAGAACAGCAAAATGAGATAGCCATTACCAGTGATACATCGAAGAAGTACTTATGGATTAAAGTTATCTTATCAACCACCAACACAGCTAACACGCCAACGTTCAGTAACTTGAAGATTCTGTCTGGTGCAAACAACTACGGCATCTTTACAAAAGATGGTAAACTTGTAGCTCCATTAGTGCACACTCACGAAATAGCAGCAGTAGCTGAGCTTCTAACAGAGCTGAATACGCTTAAGGCAGACATACAGAGTATAAAGGACCAGATTGCAACACTGCATCCCTAAAACAAAGCTTATAGCTTTAATATAAATATTATGACATCATGGAGGTATCTATTGGAACAGTATCAAGTTGTAGTTGCTGTGGTCGCTGGGGCGCTGACATTCTTAACATTTGGAAATAAGATTTGGGCTGGATGGCTTAAATTGTGGCGGTACCTATTCGGTGCGCCACATGAAGTCATTCAAGACACGATTGATGAGCGCTGTGAAGAGTTCCGAGAGGAGGTAGTAAAAATCTACAGCAGCCAAGAGGAATTGAATAGCCGTATAGAAGAAGTCAGCATAAGGCAAGAAGAAAAGATTGTTGTAATGGATTCCATGATTGAGGCTCAAAGAGCCATATTACGAGACAGGTTATTTCAAGCCTGTGAACATTACATTGAGCGTGGTGAGATCACAGTAGCTGGACTGGAAAACATTACCAGTTTGCATGAAGCGTATAATGATGTCAAAGGTAATGGTACTGGAGATAAATTATACGCACACGCCAGTCAGTTAAAAATTAGAACTATAAAGGAGTTTAGTAATGAGTGAAAAAATGAAACAGTACATTAATGATACCGCGGTAAAAACTGTGAGAACAATGGCACAAGCTGCTGTTGGTGTTATCGGAAGTACCGCGCTGATTAACGAAGTTAATTGGTTTGTAGTTGGCTCAACCGTAGCACTGTCTGGTGTTATGTGTATTCTGATGAGCTTGAGCAACTTACCTGGAAAGCAGGAGTAATATGAAAATCCTCGATGTAAGTTATTGCCAAAAGCAAGTTGACTGGCCTGCAGTGAAAGCTGCAGGCATCGAGGCTGTTATAGCTAAGTGCAGTCAAGGTTTAGAAAAAGATACAATGTTCGATTCCCACATGCAAGGTGCTCTTGGTGTGGGTTTACCTGTAGGTGCCTATCATTATATGGAGGCATTGGGCCCAGCGGCGGCGCGGCAAGAAGCTGAATTTGCTGTGTCGGTATGTAAGCCATATTCGCTTACCTGGCCTCTGTATGTAGATATGGAAGGCGACTCTATGAATGGTAACATTGATGCTGTTGCAGTAACCTTCTGTGAGTGCGTCATATCGTATGGTTACAAGGGTGGCGTGTATGCAAGCCTCAGCAACCTGCGCCGCTTCACCTGGGACTTGATCAAAGCATACAGCACGTGGTGCGCCCAGTATTATAGCTATTGTAGTTTAGAGCACAAAGTTGACTTATGGCAAGAGACTGAAGAAGGTTGGGTAAACGGTATACCAAGAACTGTAGATATCAATGTAGGCTACACCGACTATAAAACTGGCACCGCGGCGCTGGAGCGTGTGGCGCAACCTGACGCAGTGAACGCTGAAGAGTTAAGCACTCTGGAATTACAGCGCATGCTAAATCTACTAAACTTTGGTATGCTTGAAGAGGACGGAGAAATGGGACCGGCTACTGAGTCAGTAGTTCGCAGCGCCCAAGCGGCGTACTGGATATCAGATGATGGCATACCTGGGCCAATAACCTGGAGCAAGCTATGTGGCCAAGTAAATGCAGTGCAGCGGCGCCTCGTTGAGATAGGCTACAACATATCAGTAGATGGACGACTCGGAGAGAGTGGCACTGAAACTACAAATGCTGTTAGACAATTCCAAACTGACAATGGTTTGAGTGTAGATGGAATAATTGGACCAGTCACATTTGCACTGATGTTTAACCAGCAGCCAAGCGCCCCAGCGTCGCCGGATGAACCTACAATTGTAGATCCTCCAACACCTAGTGGATATGATCATCATCAACAGATGACTGAGCATTTCAATAGATGGGAGTTCGCTTGTGAGTGTGCATTTGAAGGCGGACCTGGTTACTGTGACGGCTTCCCAGCAGACATCCATGAAGTACTTGTAGTTAAGCTTGAAGAGATGCGCGTTGAGCTTGGATTCCCACTTAATATTAGTTCTGGTGTACGTTGTGCTAGATTGAACGCAGAGGTTGGGGGTGTTCCAGATTCACAGCACATGCTTGGTAGAGCAGCCGATGTTCCTATTTATTCTGCTAATGGTGTATCTGTGTCTGAGTTTGCCGCGTTAGCTAGAAGCAAAGGCTTAAAGACTATAGAATATGAAGAACAAAGCTTTGTCCACGTGCAGTGGAACGGATAATCTATAATTTACTAATAACGAGTCCGTGATAAGGGCCTTTATATTATATTAAAAAACTTATTACGAACTCGTATTTAACTTATTACGAGTAAAATATTTATAAGTAAAACAAATAAAAACTACCAATAAAGCTTATTTCGAGATCTACAGATCAGACTCAGCCCATAAAAGTGCAAAAATAAAGGTATATATAATATATATTTTAATAGAAAGAAAAAATTCCAATTTCAATAATTACTAGTATTCTTATATCTATCCTATATTATCTAATTATCTTAAAAACATTAATTATCTTATTTTTTGACATCACTTTTTATTTTTTGGGTTTTTAAAACGAAAATATATTTTTTGTTTTTATTATATATATTATTTTTATCGTGACGTCAAAAAATGAGATAATTAATGTTTTTAAGATAATTAGATAAAGGTACTGGTAGATACCATCCAAAGGAGAATCGTAGAAAATCCGTGAATAAAAGGTTGTACTTTTAGAGAAAAAAGGTGTATAATATAAATATAGATTAAATAAATACTCAGTAACATTTAGTCGAATAATGAAAGGATGGTAATTACCATGGCGAAAAAATTTGAAGTAGAAGTAACTGTTCCCGAAGGCTTAGTAGCTGGAGATGTGTTTGTTTTAGAAGTAGAGGTACCAGCAACTGCACGTAAACCAAGAGGCATCTTAGCAGGCCTAACAGTCGAAGAAATGACTGACGATCAATTAAAACGTGAGATCATCAATGCAAGCTCTGTTTTATACAAAGCGAAGCAACGAGGCGCCAATGAAGAGATCATTGCTGCCAACGAAGTTCGTCTTGCAGCTGCTAAAGCTGAAAAAGAAAAACGAACACCTGTTAAGGTAGTTGTTGAAGAAGGCCCTGTAGCAGATGTACTTGCTGAAGATGTCTACAATGAAGACATCACTACAGAAATCTAAACCTTAAGAGTGTAGATGCATCGCCACAAACCCTTCATCCGCAATTAACAATACTTTGTGGCGATGTGACTCTTTTAGAACTAAGCCTAGCGCACTATGCGCTTATCCATTGAGCATACTCCAGGTAATTTCCTCCTCGTAGTTACTGAATAGTGCGCTGAGCTTAGTCCTATGTTTTATTCCCTATTTAGCATATGGGCGAGCGTCGTGTGGTTTGCTACCAACTTTCCTGCGCGACGCGACTTTATATGGGTGTAGCTTTAACACCCGCCATATAACTTAGCTAAGTTCTATGATCCATAGCAAAAGCTATCAAGAAAGGTATACCGACGTTGGATCTATAAGGTATATCCCCAAGCAGTAACGGGTTAAAGTGGCAATAGTCTTTTGTCAAGCATACTGTACTTTGACACATGTGGCGCGGCGCCAATTTAGGCTCATGAGGTTATCCTCCCCGCGCCACCTATTTTTACTTAGGAGGTTGTAGATAACTAAACAATGTTGACTAACAAGATTAGTATTTCAAGGGTTGGAATAGAGATACAGTGTGCTCGCAATGACGAGGGGACTCGTAACTTACTGAGCACAGTAGATCCATTACACTCTAACAGAATCAAAACAAAGTTCTACACGTCGGTACATAATGTGCCAGAAGTATTGAAGCTTTTGCGTAACATTGATGAGTCAAATATTACCACGGCTCCGTTACAAGTACAAAGGTTTTACTTTTCTGAGATGGCTCAAAGAGAACATATCCAAGATTTACTGCTCAATGGCCCACGCGGCGATTGTCGCGTGAACGAACATCTAACCCTAATGTCCCATCAGCAGCAAGCTAGAGAAATAGCAAGGTATGCTGACCGCTATGCTTTCTTTTATGATACAAGAACAGGCAAGACTCCTCTTTCATTAACTATAATGAATGATGATATACAAGCAAGCCCGCATCATAAGTGGCTTGTAGTTTGCCCCCTTATATTAATAGATGAAGCTTGGATAGCGGATTCCTACAAATTCTTCCCTAACCTATCAATCCAAAGTTGCCACGCCGCAACGCCAAAGAAACGAATCGAACGAATAAATGAAGAAGCAAGTATCTACGTAACTAATACTGAATCTTTCGTAAGGTACAGAGAGTACTTTGACAAGAAGGGTTTCACTGGATGCTTCATAGATGAAAGTTCAGATATGAAGAGCCCACGATCTAACGTCAGTAAAGAGCTTGTAGATTTTGCACAGACCATGCCACGGTTTTATTTACTATCTGGTACACCTGCACCTAACGGTGAGTGGGAGTATTACATGCAACTAAAGGCGGTGGATATGTATGGTGTACCTCAAACCTATGGAGCGTTCAAGGATAAGTATTTTTACAACACATCCTACAACCCACAGTTTGAGAAGTTAGCATTACGTGCTGATAAGAAAGATGACTTGTATGAGCTGGTTAAGAAGTATGCAATCTATGTAGATAAAGAAGACTGCTTAACGACTCCTGGTCGTACATTTCATGAAGTCGAAATTGAAATGCCACCTGGCTTACAGAAGCACTACACAAAGCTTAAGAATGATCTATTCCTTGAAGTATCTGAGGATAACACCATCACGGCGGCGAGCAGCGCAGCTAAGCTTAACAAACTAAATCAAGTCACATCAGGCTTTATAATCGACACACAAGTTGTGAAAGAGAATAAGTTCTATGATGAGGATAATCCTGAATGGCATCTACTGGACATGTACCGAATAACAAAGTTGCTTGAGCTACTGGATTCTGAGAACGTTCGTGGAGAACAGGTTCTTATCTGGGCAAACTATCATGTTGAGTTCGAGTTAATAAAGAAGGTACTTGGAGACAGATGTCAATGCGTGTACGGTAAGACAAAGTTTGAAGATAAGAAGGAAGCTCTTAAGGCGTTTAAAGAAAAGCGCATACAATACCTTGTAGCTAACCCTGCCTCTGCAGATAAAGGTCTTACATTAACAAACGCACACATTGCTATCTACTATAGTTTAAACTGGTCGTACGAACTGTTTAAGCAATCTATGGAAAGAATATACGGAAGCATTGAATCACAGCCAAAGCATTGTGACTACTACATCATAATTGCTAAAGGAACTGTTGACAGAGTACTGTACAGTGATGTGCTGCAGGGAAAACAGGCCGCTGGGTACGCTGTGCTAAATCACTTGAAGAGCGAGGCGACATATGAGTAAGTTCGATATGGACAAAGTCTATACAGAGGAGGCGGCGTTGCTGGCTAAGGTAACTGAATGGCTGGCACCGCAGGAGCGACGAGGCGTTAAGGTACTTAGAATCTGTGATAGATATGCTAAGGGTTACGCAGACCTATTCATCTGCGTTAATGGTACATTTGTTTGCGCAGAGCTTAAGGATGATGAAGGTGTCGCATCGCCACATCAAATATTATTCTTGAAGCAGATGGCAGAAGCAGGTGCAGTAGTAGGTGTTTGTAGAACATTAGGTGAAGTAGCAGAATTAGTTAATCAAGCTCAGCTTAGATCATTTGTATAGGAGGACATAATGCAGGACCACATCAATACTATGATAGCAGAAAACAAGGGTCTTATATTCAAGCAGCTAAATAAGTTCAACCTAACAAAAGACCAAGAGGCTGAAAGTATTGGTTACGAAGCCTTGCACAAAGCAGTGCTTACTTATGATGATTCAAAGGACATACAGTTTTCAACGTATGGTTCTGTATGTATCTACAATGCACTAGGTTGTTATGTAAGAACTCAAAACAAGCAGCGACAACTAGAAGTACTGTCCTACAACAGTATTGCTTATTCAGAAGATGGGGTTAATCATGAGTTTGTAGATTTTTTTATGTCTACAGATGACACTGAAGCTGTCTATATTAGAAGTGAGCTACATGATCTTGTAAGAAAAGTGTTTGATGAAGAGTATGAACGCTTAACAAACTTAAATCACATGGGAATAATCGAACAATGGAGGGACTCAGATTACAGCGCCTCAACAGTCGAGTTGGCGCGGATGACTGGTAATTCACAACCATACGTAAGCCAGGTACTGAGTAGCTTCAAGTTCAAATTAAGAAGAAGATTAGAGGAGTACTATTATGGATAAAGTCGCAGAAGTAGTATCGCTTATTAAAAGCACAAGCAGCACAAATGATAAGCAATACATTCTCAAGAGGAATGAGAACCTACCAGGTCTTAAAGAGGTCATGAAGTTTATCTATGACCCGTATTTAAGAACCGGTATTTCTAAGCACAAACTTAGCAAAGCAATGGAACGTCGTCTTATGGTGCGTAACAGTGAAATAGACTTCAGAGAAGCTATTGAATACTTTAGCATGCACAATACAGGTAGTGATGCTGATATAGCTGTAGCCGCACAGTTTATAGAGCATACTACAAGAACTTATTCTGATAAGCATATTGTAGATCTAGCCAAGGGCATAGTGACGCAGGAACTAAAGATTGGTGTAACAGCTAAAACTCTTAATACAGTGTTCGGTGCAGACTTCATACCAATAATTGGATGCATGCTAGGTACGCTTGTAGGTGATGTTCAACCATCTTCTATTAAGTGGCCTGCTATTGTAACTAAGAAACATGATGGTGTGCGCCGCATCGCTATTAAAGAAAAAGGTGTCACTAAGATGTATAGTAGATCAGGGCATCTTGATCCGTACCTTATTGAGATCGTTCCTGAGATGTCTTGGCTTCCAGATAACACAATGTATGATGGTGAGCTACTGGCTATCGGTACATTTAAGGATTGCATCGCCCAGCGTCAAGCTACAAACTCTATTGCTAATAAGAAAGGTCCTAAGGCCGGTCTTACATTTAATACCTTTGATATGGTGCCACTTGATCAGTTTAGATCAGGTTGCTCAAATGATGACGCTCTACTGCGTAAAACGTTGCTGGCAGTCACTCTTATGGATCAAAGCGCCGCGTTGCTTGATAGCAACTATGCAAGGTTAATCGCTGCATTCGGTATCCACAGAGACCTTAAGTTCATCAAGTCAACGCCTATACTTGGAGTTGTACATTGTATGGAACAGGTAACGCCAATTGTAGAGGCTATATGGGCAAACGGTGAAGAGGGCGTAATGCTAAATACATTCAGCGGGCTATATGAAATTAAGCGTTCTAAGCAGCTACTTAAGATCAAGCATACTGAAGATATGACACTAAAGATCATTGGATTCAAAGAAGGCAATGATGACTTTGAGGGAATGCTAGGATCATTCATTGTAGATTATAAAGGGAACTGTGTAGGTGTTGGCTCAGGTCTAGATGTACCTCTTCGTAGAAAAGTATGGAATAATCAAGATAACTATCTTGGCCGTATGATTGAAGTAGACACATTCGGTGAATCTACAAATGCTCAGGGTGGTGTATCTATTAACTGCCCTATCTTTAAGCGGTTTGCTGGTGAGGTAGAGTAATGGATAGTCCATTAACACTTGAAGCTATGGAAGAGGATCTTTGTGAGTACTGTGAATGTACTGAGTTTGGTACTACAGCAGTGAACACTGCCCCTTATAATCTTTGTGAAGGAAGAGGTTGCAAAGATGCTTACGATAGATATTTGGAGGAATTTGATGTGTAAACCAGCTTGTGGAGAAAAGAGAAAAGCATGGGTAATGCTTAATAGCTTAATGGCAAAGAGTATAGGAATGGACCCAGGTCAACACCTGGGTACTGTACAAGGGCCATTTCAATATGGTGATGAGGTTGGATCTTATCCAGTATACGTGGCAGAGTTTCCTGAAGGACAGGTTATTACAGTATGCACTGAGTGTATACAGTTTGAGGTGCACCCATGATTATAGCAACAATGGCAGTGTCTTTATTATTCGGATTACTTAGTTTAGCTGAAGCGCTTAGCAAAGTAAATAGTTTCAGTGTACGCACAATGTTCAGTGTTACAAGCTTTGCTTTTGTAGCACTAGCTGCGTTCTTAGCAGGTTGTTTCTATGTATAGAATATCAGTCGACGGAGCTTGTAAGCTTAATGGTAAACCAGACTGTATGTCAGCTGGTGGAATATTTGTACAGAACCTGGAAGATCCAAGCGAAACGCACATAAGTGGTATTGTAGATTATAACTCCACTAATCAACGTGGTGAACTACACGCTATGATTCTTGCGCTAGACTTTGCTTTAGATACTAGAGAAGATTGCCGCATCATCACCGACTCAGAGTACATGTTCAATAGCATAACTAAAGGTTGGTATGATAAGTGGCGCCACAACAACTGGAGAGGCTCTACTGGTGACATTATAAAGAACCAGGGATTATGGGCTAACATAACTACAAAGCTTGACTACTTGGCTGCTAACAACATTGAGGTGGACTTCTTCCATGTAAAGGGTCACGTTATTTCATTCGGTGCTGTTGGTGCTAAGCAGCTACTCATCTCAGATGGGTCTGGATACATGCTACAACAAGCTATGCTTGATAAGTTTGATGAAGTTGAGCACACAAGAAGCGTTGAGAAGATAAACCATGCAGAAGAAGTGTTCCTTAAAAACAACGGGTGCACTCCACCACGTGACGTTCTAAGAGAATTTGTAGTTGCCAACTGTGTTGCAGATACCGTGGCTACATATTATGTTGAAGAAGCTTATGCTAAAGTGTAATGTGCAGTAAGAGAAAGTCGTAATAATTCACATATACGGCTACGATTTTTTATGATATAATTATATTATTCCGAGTGAAAATTTGGAAAACTAATAGAAAGAAGGAAAACAGAATGAAAGATGAATTAGCAGTAAAAGAAGAAGCAGAGTTGGTAGTATCACAAGAAGCGCCTATGGGCTTTGAGGATGAAGATTCAGATGATATGATCATCCCTCGTGTAAAGGTTGTGCAAATGCTCAGTCCTGAACGTAAAGAGGGTGTAGCTAATGAAGGCGACATTGTAAACTCACTGACCAAAGAAAAACTAAACGGTAAGAAGTTCATACCAGTTTTTAAGTTCAACAACAACATTGACTGGAGAGACCGCGCTGATGGAGGTGGTATCAAGTGTATGGCGCGAGACGGACGTATCGGTGAAGCTTCAAGTGGCGAAAAACTTGTCTGCCTGCAGTGTAGACGTAATGAGTTTGATAACACGAAGCAAGGTAAAGATTCCCTCCCTAAGTGCACAAAGTACATCAACTTCTTCGGTTTCTTCGAAGGCGAGAGAATGCCAATCATTTTAAGCTTTGCTAAGACAAACTACAATGAGGGCAAAAAGTTATACAGCCTGGCTAAAGTAACAATGCAGAACATGTGGAACTATGGTTACACGTTAACTGAGAAACTTATGGCTAAGAACGGTAACGAATGGTACATCATCAATGCTGTAGCCGCCGGTGCATCTACTGATGAAGACAGAGATTTTGGTTTAGGCCTCTACAAATCCTTCAGAGAAAACATGACAAACATGAACTTTGATATGGATGAAGCAGAGACTGCAACAAGTGCACATGTAGACGTGGAGAAAACAGAATTCTAAATTAGAGGTGTAGTACATTGGATGACAAGAAAGCCCAAGCATTATGAATTGGAAGGACTACTGCAACAGGATCTTAGCTGAGGTTGATAATGAAGCATTCTTCATGAATGAACTTAAGCGCGTACAACGGCGAGGCAATGAGATAAAAGCCGAATGCCCATTCAAAGACCTACATCAAGCACAGTCCGACGAAAATCCCTCTCTAACAGTCAACCTTTCAAAAGGCGTATACTATTGTAATAGCTGCCACTCAAAAGGCAACATGCACACTATGTATAAAGAATTGTACGGCTTGACCAGTTCTGAGGCATGGTTCAAACTTGGTGACGCCTTAAAGATTCCAAGACCTGACGGGACTAAACCTACAAGACCTGAGATAGAAGTAGGGTTGGTGCAAGATTATCATCAAAAGCTAATGGCTTTGACTGGTCCGCTCAGAGAAGTATTAAGCTCAAGGCGTGGCCTAACAGATGATACATTAAAAGCATTTCAACTTGGATGGGATGGTGATAGAGTCACCATCCCAATCTATGACGAGTACAACTCATTGGTTAACTTTAGGCGCTACAAATGGAACTCAACAGACGACCAATGGAAAGTGCTAAACTATGTAGATGAGCTTAATAACTCATACGGTGAAGTTCGTATCTTCGGAATTGACAGATTTTTAGACAACTCACTTGACTACGTTATATGGAGTGAAGGTGAGATGGATCGGATATGTGCTGAGCAACATGGCTTTGCCACAGCTTGTGCAACATCTGGTGCTGGCGTCTGGAAGCCTGAGTGGACCAAGTTATTAAGAAACAAGAAAAAGATCTATATCGCGCAGGACAACGATGAAGCTGGCAGGCTTGCAACTGCTAAACTCTGTGAAAAGTTATACAGAGTAGTAGACGTGTATACAATAAACTGGCCAGAAGACTTTCCTGTAAAAGGTGACATCACTGATTTCTTTGTGAAATGTAATCAGACGTCACAAGACTTCCAGGTGTTGCTAGATAATGCCACTAAATATGTAGATCCTTCTATGGTTGATGAACGCGTCGCCGACGAGACCGAAGCTGAAGAAGTGCATCTATCAGAGAGTGCTGCTGCAGAATTTTGCGGTAGACGCTTGAAGGTACCAGTAATGGTGAGTGGTAAGGATAGCACGCCATATCTTTGCCCAAAAAGCATTGTGGCGCGGTGTGGTGATGCAGCAGACAGCGAGAACAACAAGTGCGCTAAATGTGACTTGGCCTTGCACGCAGGCGAAATGAAGCGTACACTATCATCAGTAGATAAAGACATCATGAAACTGATAAAGTGTACAGAAAAGCAACAGCAGCAAGTTATCTATGAACTGCTTGGTATCAATCCAAGGTGCGATAGAAGCTCAATAGAAGTAACTGAGCACATGAACATAGAAGAGCTTAGACTAATTCCTAAGGCCGAAGCAAACTTTGGCTTTGCAAAAGAACATGAGTATGTAGTTAGAACTGGGTACTATATCGGTAGCAACTTAAAAACTAACAAGCGCTACACAATGGCAGGCTTTATGTATCCAGAGCCAAACACACAGTATTCTACCTACATGTTTGACAAAGCTTATCCTGAAAAAGATCTTATCAGTGACTTCGAACTTAATGAAGAAACACTTGAGCATCTTAAAGCGTTCCAGGTTCAACCAGGTCAAACGCTAAAGGAAAAGTTTAATGAGATACACGCAGACCTTGAACGTAATGTCACTTACATATGGGAACGCCGCAACGTAGCATTTGCAGTAGACTTGATTTATCACACAGCTCTTAACTTTTATTTTCAAGAGCAGTACGTAAAAAGAGGCTGGGGCGAGCTACTAATAATTGGAGATTCTGGGCAAGCGAAAACTACAATTGTAGAGCGTCTGATGCACCACTACCAATTAGGTGAACTTCATTCAGGTGAGTCTTCAAGAAGAACTGGTCTAGTGTATAATATGCAACAGAACAACAAACGATGGTTTCTTGTATGGGGAGCATTCCCACTAAATGATGGAGGTTTACTAACAATTGATGAATTGTCAGGACTCAGTGAAGACGACTTGGCCGTCATGTCAGACGTCAGATCTTCTGGAATTGCAAAAGCAACTGGAGTTATCACTGCAGAGACTACAAGTAGAACTAGAGCCATTTATATTAGCAATCCAAGAAACGGTAGACAGCTTAATTCAGAAACTTACGGAGTTAATGCGGTCCTTAAGCTTATGGGGAAGGCAGAAGATGTTAGACGTTTGGACTTGGTTATGTCGGTCGCTTCAGGAGACGTCGACCCAAAACTCGTTAACATATCACTTCGGGAGCTGGAGGAGGTACCGCATGTATATACGACGGACCTCTGTAATACCAGAGTCTTATGGGCTTGGTCGCGACGGCCAGAGAATATCAAAATCTCAGATAAGGCAACGCAGCGTATCCTCGACCTGGCAACTATTATGGGTGCAAGGTATTCGTCAAAAGTCCCGATAGTAGAAGCTGCTGACCAACGTATTAAGATCGCTAGATTAGCGGTCGCCGCAGCCGCCTGTGTATTCTCAACAGATGAGACAGGTGAGAACGTTATCGTAACAGAAGAGCATGTAGAGTTTGTTGTAGATTTCATGAACGAGTTGTACTGTGCAAAGAGCTTAGGCTACGATAGACTAAGTGATCAAGACACTGCTAACTCTGATATGTCATCAGATAACATCAGCAAATTACGTGCAATATACCTTACACTACCACTACCCGACGCTAAAGAGATGGCAGAAACTATCTACCAATTACCTTACTTTAGTAGGGCAACACTTGAAGACTACACAGGGCTTAGCAAAGATGACTTAAAAGTGTTGCTTAAATTTATGACTAATAATCATCTTGTTGACAAAGTGAGAGGTGACTATAGACGACTACCTATTGGTACAGAGCTATTTGAGAACCTAACAACTGTTGAAATAACAAGAAAAGAAATTGAGGCGGCTAGGAAAGACTTCTATAGCTCAGCTGAATATTAGGAGGTACTTGTTATGGGATGTGTATACTGTAATTATGACGGTGTATGCGATGTATTCAGTCCTATGGTAGAGATGCCAGGTGCTGATGAATTTGGTAATTGCATTTGTGAAGATGACGAAGATCCAAGCTGCACATGCGAATCATATGAAAAAGAAGAGGGGGAGACGCTAATGGAAAACGAAATAAGATTCTATTTAACAAAGATCAAAGAAGCAATGGAGGGCGAAGAAAAGTTCGCACCTACACATTTGGTAACCGCAACAAAGTTACCAAGTGGCTCAGTTGAGATTGCTATCAATACTGATAAGATTCCAGAAAAGATTGATTATATCTTAGCTGTGTACGATGAAGAGATGAGACTTAAGTCTAGTCAAGGTGTTGTACTCGTACAGTTAATGGTGGTCTAATGGATGTCTTAAAACAATTAACTAACTGCACGGTGTTCTCCACCGTGCGGCAAGAGGATGATGAAGAAGGTTGGTTAAGAGCTCGTACTAACGGGATAGGTGGTTCAGACATTGGTGCTATATGCGGTGTCAGTCCATTCACTTCTGCTAGACAGGTATACTTAAGTAAGACAGGTCAATATGCTGATTCACTTAAACCCAACGCCGCGGCAGTCGAGCGCATGAGCTTTGGGCATATACTTGAACCAGTAGTTGCAGATGAATACGCCAAGCGTACTGGAGCAAACCTACTTACCATAAATGCCACCCTGAAGCATAAAGATTACCCATGGGCGCTAGCCAACATTGATAGACTTATTGTAGATGACAATGGTAAACCAATAGGTGTGCTAGAGTGCAAAACTACAAGTGAGTACATGAATGATCACTGGGAATCAGGCGACATCCTCGAGTCGTATATCTACCAGCTTAACTGGTATTTATGGATCCTTGGTTTAGAAAAAGGAGCATTCGCT